CTTTCGAGAGGTCAATCTTGTTCGTCCAATCTTTCTGCGCTCCGCTGCTCATGTAGTCGTTGAACGGCTCTATCTCCAAATGTTTTGGGTTGTTGCGATCCGGTATAAATACGAGATTGAACATCTTTTGAAGCCCGGAGATGAAGTCGATTTGTTTCATCTGTGGCATATTCTCGGATACATCGACCTCTTGTCCACTGGTCGCAGCACTCACCTCTAACACTTGGAACCAAGTTGACTGAGGAGATGCCGTGTTGTCTCCATCAAGGTCTAGCGTATGCCCTGAGTTGCTTAACTTATATTGAAGCTCTATCGTGTCGTTGATGTTAAGCAGTATTGGAGGGGATGTTTTGAGCGTGTTTCTGTGATCATTGAAAACGCTTCCCGGTAAATCGGTCCATATTTGCCAAGCCGTAGCGGTACCGTTTTGAATTAACCTGAAAGAAACGCTTTGCCCTACGTGATCAATGCGCCCATAAAGATTTACGCGAAAAGTGTAAAATGCTCTGAAGGGTGCTGTATATGTTTGACCACTTGAGAAGCGTCCGCCTGTGTCGTAAAAAGGTGATGATTCGGAAAGCCCAGAAAGCGAGGTGTACGTATGAGCACTCAATCCGGTTTGGTCGGTTGTGTATCCAACGAGCATCGTCTGCCCTTGCGGGTTTTCCGTCCCCTTTATAGAGAGGTTGCCGTTGTAGAGAGCGAGATAGATATCGGTCTTTCTATTGAAGAAAGTTGAGTCGTAGGTATATCCTGCGTCCGTCATTATCTCTTCAAATAACTTTGAGGCTTGGAAGTATGGCGTGAAGTCCCCGTGTTCGAGTGGGTTGTCTTCCGTCCATAGATTAGAAGAGGTCCAATTCTGCCCCTTATCAGGCAGTCCGTAACGTATTACAGAGCTGGATAAATTACCCGCCCAACTCGCTTCGATGTTCGTGGCGTTTAACGTATGATCGTAATCCGACAAATCAAGGTCGGTAAGCATCGCGTCCCCGATATCCCGTGAGAGATTAGCCGTCTCACCAAATACCGCGATCTCAACGTCTGCATATTTGCCTTTCTGAACGTATACCGCTTTGACTTGGGCAAAGCCGCGCATGACGGGAATCGTGTTGTAAGTGAGTTCCGCATCTACTTTGACCTTCGGGTCCCAGGTCGTAATAAGACCGAACTCATTCACCGCCCCAAAGTAGTCTTGATTCTTCTTGGTGAGTGGTACGCGGAAGGTCTGCGAGAAGCTACTTGATGAAGCGTTGATATTCTGAATATCCGAGAACTGATAACTCAGGTTTACAGGCTCGTTCTCGTAGAGTTCAATCTCGTTTCCTGCAAGGGTAAGTCTTAGCATCGGATGGTTTGTGCGAGTTCTACATTGAACGAAGTGATGAACACCTTCGAGACGGTCTCCTCTTCGATTTGCATCGAGTTTGTTTGTATCGTAACCGGAACCCAAGTGCCGTCGATTCGTGCCATGACATTCTTTGACCTCATGCAATATTGAAGTAAAGTAACCTCCTTGATGGTTAGCACGCCGTTAAGCTGATAGGTCTCTTTCGCTTCGAGTTGATACGGCTTGATTTCGCGTGCGCTAGAAGCGAGGCTAAATTGGGAGGCGCTGTAATCTCCTACAATTTTGCGATAGGTCTTCTCTTCACGGGTTACGGTCTTTTGTTTCTTGCCATTAAAACGGATATAGTCCCACCCGCCCCGAGTGTTCGCCCAAGCCAATTGGACAGGCTCATTCTTTGTGTTCCTGCAATTGTTACGGATGCGGAGAATGTTTCCCGTTTGAGCCGTTGCCGTTTCCGGGATTACATCATAATGACCCCAGCCGCCAGTGACCGCATTCAGGGCGTTCGTGATCGCGCTCAATGAACCGGGATAGACATAAGCATAAAGAAGACTCCCATCGTTGTTTGAATCGCTCCAAGAGGTAGTTGGAACAAGTCCTCCATTGGTTCCGTTTACCGTGTAGATGATTGTATCGTCAATACTCCCGGCGGTGTCGTAGGTGTTTATTACAAGCCTCGTAATGAGTGACCCGGTATCGTCGCTATTGATAAACGCTGCAACCCCGTTATCTTCGATTCCTGCGCTTACCTCGATGACATTGTTCACGGGTTCACGATCGGTAAGCCAAACTTTCTTTGTTGATGCTGTCCCGTAGTAATCAGCGAACGAAGGAAACAAGCCTTGAGAGAGTTGCTCGTATCCGTCAAATAGATAGTAATATCCGGAAGTATCTTCAGCAAGAAATTCCGTGCTTCCGTCAAAATATCCAATCTTCAAACGATACCTCTTGATATTGTCATTCGAACGGGTGAACATCTTGTTATGAAACGAGTGAATCGTCGAGGTCGTGTTGTACTTAAAAGAATCCACCTCCAACCGTCCGGTTATGACTTCTGACAAATCAAAAAAGGCGTTATTTGTTGGGTTGGGAGTCAAGTAGATTTTCGAGATGATCGTCCCGTTCTCCTCTACTTGTACGATATAGCGATAAGCGTCATCAACCGGCTCATCCGGTATAAGGGTGAACAATAGTTTTTGCCCGGCTGGTCTCCAACCTTCCTGCGGTCCTGCGTCAATTGATGCCATTAGTTCTTGATCGTTATGTTTCCGAGGTTAGCTTTGAATTTACCCGCGATATCTTCCGCGAATGCCGCTCCGAGTTTCTTGGTGTATCGTTTGCTCACCGCTGTATATGCTTTCTCATAGAACCGAAGACCGACAATTCCCTTACGTTTGACCGCTCTCGCCATAAGGAAAGCAGCGGAGTTGATGTTGCTCTTCGTGTTCTTCTTGAACCGTCCCCTCTCATCTCTGAGCTTGATTCCTTTGGCTTTGATCCACTTCACAAAGACCGAGGACGGAGGTTGTTTGCGAAACGTAAACGGAGACTTTTGATTCTTGCGCGTGCCGTTCACTCCGAAGTGAATGAAGGGAGCGTACTTTTTCGCTTTGCCTTTGGCTCCGAAACTAATTTCTCGTATCTCGTTACCACGTACCCGGACGCGATAATTTAGAGACCGCTTGAGCGTACCTGTAGCGACTCCGTAATTCTTATTCTTGCCGATCCTGCGCCCTCCGAGATGCCTCTTTGCACTCTTGAGGATATCATCTGCAAACGCGATAAGTGTCTCGTTGACTTTGCTCATATCCCTGCGCGTTCGGATGCCTTGCGACAGTGGTTCTTCTCGATGCTATCGAGTAACAAAGTCAGCCATAAACCGAGACCCGTGAGCGTTCGTTCTCGTTGGTTGGCTCCCAGGACAGCAGAAACAGAATGATTCCCGAAAGGAACTCCCGAATCAATTAGAAGCCGATTGAGGAACTTTGACGCTGTGACCGATACAATTATCGACACGTCTCTAAATAACTCGTATATGGCTCTCCAAATGCTTCTGAGGATATCTGAGGCGATAAAGAAGAGCGACTCACCAAACGAGTAAACAATCCCAACGGGGATCGCTACGATCGCGAGAACGAATAGAAAGAGTATTTTTATTGCTTTCATAGTTCAGGGTCTTCAGGGAACCAACCGTTTTCATCCATATACTCTTGATCTCGAATCGTGACATCGCTTGGTACGATATGCCCGAACGGGAACCGCTGATTGACTTGGACGTAACTGCTCAGGCTGTACCGCTCATCGTTCGAAAGCTCAGGAAAGCAAGCAACAAGGCGTTCGAGCGTTGCGGCTGGGTGTACGTTTATCAGATAGTCGGTGTCCACTTGCAGCGCGTTCTGTACTCCGTCAGGGTGTACCACGATACCGAAGACGGCAGAATCTACCTCCCACTCTGCTTGGATTAGAACGGGGCGGCTGATGTTGTACAGCTCGCGGGTAATTTGCTTTGCCCGTGCTTCGCTTGTCTGCGTGGGCGTTGGTAGTACTATGATATATCCGTTCATCAGTAGATGTCGTAAAAGGTGTTGATGTTGTCTTCGATGTCGGTGCGGTTAGCTGTGTCTTCTACGGGGTATAGTATGAATTCTTGCAATTTACCTAATAGGCTTCG